GGATGACTTTGGGTAGGAAAGACAACCTGCATCGAAGCAAAGCCGAAGTGAAGTATTCGACTTCACAGTACCTCAACTATGAGGCCCCTCTTCGCCATTCTTACTTTTCAAAGGTATGAATGTCGACCCAGCTCCATTCGACTTCTTTTACGGAGTCGGGCTGGAACAGCCCCGAAGTAGCTTGTTGGGTAAACCAGGCATATAAGCCTGGCAGACCGGCAAGTCTCGCGCCTCGACCATCCCAACGGATAGTCGGCACTCGGGTCTCAACTCGCTGTAACGTTTCGTTATAGCGTACCAATTCTCCTATTTCCATGTGACCTGGAAGGCCACATGTACCGTAAGGAACTGAATGCATTGCTGCCATGAGACCGAGAATGGTGTTTGCTGTGTTATGAAATCCACAGCCAAACAATTCTCGAGCATTTGCTGCCCAAGAAATCCACACGCGAGTGTTAGACAACTTGTGGTATGCGAATCGGGTGATCCGCACATCTACTTGGTTAAACCACCATGAGCCACATGACTCTCTTACAAGAGAGTTCACGCAGCTTTTAGAGTGGTTTACCTTGAGACCGGCTTCCTCTAACGTGGTAATGACGGATTCAGCGTATCCATTTGGAACGATTATATCGTCTCCGAATACGCGAACACGTCGGGCGTAGTATTGTAGTAACTCTAATTGAGAGTATGTTAAGCTCTCAAAAATACTAGAGTTGCACACCTTACCCGGGGCTTTATATCCGTAGTCATCATAAAGCATTGATGCTATGGTTAATGCCCAAAATATCAGAGATTCCATTGGAAAGCATAATGCATTTCCCATGGTGAGAAAAGTCTCATAACTCTCTAATATTTGACTCCCCGCGAGGATACGAGGGGATCTGTACCGCGTTAGTAGTGCAAAGATCTGCTTCGGCAACAACAGCCGAGCAAGCGATTTCGATACGAGATCGCTAGCATCTTTTAGGTCAATGGTCGAGTACTTTAAATTCCTCGATCTAGACATAGACTTTGCTTGATTAGTAAAATCAATAGAAGTCCGCACTAATGGATGTACTTTTGCGTGCTGGTATATTACCTGCATAAGGCCTTGTTGAGCAAACATACGCTCTTTAGGCTCTATACATATGAGTCGATGACCCCTAAAATCCTTGGGGACGACGCATAAGCGCGAAACATCTAGCGAGTAATCGCTAGCCTGTTGTACTTCGACAACAGGTATCCCTGGTTGATATGAGAATAGTTTCTCATTGACACCGGGTAATGTTCGAAACATCCATTTTTGGAAGCCTTCCTCTCCTTCCGCGACGGCTCCGGGGCCATGCCGACCGAATGGGTCTTGTACCCACTGCGAAAAGCATGCCTCAAGGTCTCCATCCGCGAGGAAAAACTCGCGAAGGAGACGCCGGGCTATCAGAATTACTGATCCCGGCAACTTGATGTCAGGTGTATGAGTGATTCGTCCAATAAATTCTTGGACTTCATCATCTTCCTTGGCATCAGGCTCTATATCCTCAGCCTTTGAAAAGGCGAGGAGGAACTGTCTAAGAACAAGGACATAAACACTTGCATTCTTAGAAACAGCATCAGCCCCTTCGGGCTGGTGACGTCGCAATCCACTCATATGAAAAAGAGCGGAGAAGAACTCATAAAAGAGCTCAGGAAGGACGGAACCCTCATGAATAGCAAGACCCTCTGGTACCTCTAACAACTTTGGGGTTATCAGAGAAATTTCGAGAGCCTTACCCAACTTAGAGAGCAGCTTTACCATTTCCTCTGGCGATTCCGCCAGAGTTTGGTCTAGCCAATTCTCTTCGTAGGTGAGGTCCAGTTCTGGAAACAAGCTTCTAACGTCTGTTAGAAATGTCTTGTAGAAGGATGGAATCGAAGATTCTATGGAGTTATCCATATGGTTCTCCTGTCCTTTAATGGTAAAGAATTTCATCTCACTCCCTGTATCGCCGAGGCGACGCAGGTGGGATGGTTATTTGATCCCACTTGGTCGCACATCGGCGCCAAATGAAGATCGTGGAACCCGGCGTCTTAATTAATCAAAAGACGCTTGAGGATCTCGATCACAGCCTCTGAACAGAGGATGATAGCGATGATCCAACGATTCTTCATAAGTCACTTCCACCTATCAGACTAGCAATGTTGGTCAACGAGGCCTCCATTGCGGTAGACTGATTGAGAAGTGATGCCACACAAGCGACGAGCTTTGTTTGCTCGGCGATTGTGAGTATGCTTGTATCCTTCGGGATAGAGATATCCAGAAGTACTTGCATGGTTGCGAGTTTGCCGGTGGTAGCATTACGCTCCGTCCGAGCAACTCGCAACACGACATGATCGTTACCCGTAGCCGATGGAGCAGTCAGCTTACGCTGAATCTCCACGACTTGCGGCGTAGCAAGATCACGGCTAGCTACTTTCCAAGTAGCGCCGTTGTCGGATGTGGATACGAGGGTAAAGGTATATTGACCTGAACTCGCGTAGTAGGGAGTAAGAGATGAGGAACCCATAAAAGGACTCCTTCTACCGTCCGTTGGACGAGGTTCACTAAGTGAGGGCTCTCTGTAGTATCAGACTGATACCACTGATAGCCTGGGATAGATTGAGTCCACGAGTAAGAAAACCACTCGTGATCAGACTTGTATCCGGTAGCCCTGTAGTGCGCTTATACGACTTGTATTTCCCGGAGCTAACAAAATAGTTAGACCCAGAATAACCGGTCGGTGTAACGCTCTTCCAGGGGGTGCCGCTGCCGTACTGATAGAAAGGAGTACGGCCAAACGTCATCTGCCAGTCAGAAGACACTTCGATTGATTCGGAAGTGCCAAGCTGTCTGACATCGGATTGCAGTAGCCTTTGTTTCGGGATAGCAGCCCATAACCCTCGTGTATCGATGAACCAATCGATTACGAAGGACATGGGAACCAATTCCCACAAAGTGCTAACGATCGAGGGCGCATCTAATCCAAATGCGTTGAGGAAACGCCTTGTATTAGAATAGCGGAGTTGAAGATCCATAAGAGATCGACATCCAACGCTATATGTCACCTTACCCCCACTAAACTTATTACGGAACGCAGAAAGCGCACTGTAATTCGTTGTTGGGAAGTAAGAGCATAAAGTGGCCCACGCCGAGTCTGAGTATCCGCTCCATGCGGATTCAGGGGATATAGTCTCTACTTGCGTAGCACTATACCTCTGGAACCAGCCGTCGAGCTCCTCGAGGTTGGGTTGACTGTATAGGGCTGCAGCTGTTTTTGAAACAGCGCAGATATCCCTATAACAAGCCTTCCAGCCATAAAGGTGCTCGAGCCAGATGTTTGCGCCCCTCTTAACGAGGTCACGGGCAGAATAACTTTCTGCACGTTTGCGCCAATCTGGTTTAAGCAAAGAAAACGGGTTCTTGACCATTCGAATGGTCTTTCTCGCTTCAGCGATAGTCACTAGTAAAAGTGACCCTTCGTTGATGCGACCGTTTAGCTGGTCCGCAAGCTCGTTGATGAGATTCGTCCAATCGGCACTTGGAATGCCAGAAGGTGTTCGAAGTGTTATGGGAGCCACGCAACCAACAGTTAATTTACAATCAGGAGTTGGATAATTATAGTGTATGATTACACTATTATTCCCAAATCCAGGAGAGTAAATCTTCTGATGGGTTACGGGGTTCCACTCACGACGTGAACCTTTAGACGTCAACACGTCCGTCATGCTCGAATACATACTGTACCCATAATAATAGGATCCGTAGTCAACATATGCGACTGGCAAATAATGATTATAGCCAGTATCGATACGCTGACCAACGAAACCCCATTGGTGGGGACGAGTAGTAGTTCGAGTGCGTGACATAAGCTTGTCTCCTGTGGGGGACCCAATCAGGGGTTTGATTTTTCAGGGGTTGCA